CCCTTTTCTGCTTTGGGAATGTGCTAAGTACGCCAACAACATACCCCTCTCGACGAGCAATAATCGTCGGGAAGGAAAGCCCCTTATGACTTATCCCTTCATGGCGGAGAAATTCATTCGCTTGGCGATAATCGCCGGAAGTCTTGGCAATGGTATAATCTGTTGCTCCATGTTCAGTCATCGTGCTTGCTCCCATAAGAGCCTATCATCGTGGTATCTATTCAGTAACATATCAGTATACCTTGGAACCGCATCAAGAATTGCTCTAACTCGATCTTGTATCTCAACCCTACCCCTATGCTTGTTAGGAAGGGGAGTAACAAGGCCCATCTCGTTTCGCATATTCTCTGATTTCTCCAGCCTAAACAGGTTTCTTAGTTCTTCAGGGATGGGCTTCAAATGCCAGCTTTGTGGTTCCGTATGAGGGTCGTGGATGCCCTTCTCTACGAACCATTCCATCCCGTCGGCGCTGAGCAATTTGTCTAACATCTTCCCGCCCATCGAGCCGTAGAACTGAGTGACGCCAGAAATCCATCTATCGACAGGATGCCTGATAAGGGCAAAGAACGGCCAATTCTGTTTTTTCGCTTTATCCATCTTATCGTTCACGGTCCAGTTTAGCTTAAACAATAGGGCTTCATCCATTGACTGACTGGCGTTCTTAGGTATATTGATAAACGCCATCTTGTCTCCAAAATACACTCTATGATGGCACTTGTTCATGCTGGCGAATACACCGCAACCAGCAAATGCCTTGCAAGAGTAGTGGTAGAAACAAGCATAGTAATAGTTTTGTCTCCACCAACTAAATACTGTCGTGACGCTCCCGCTTGGTAAATAGCGCAATCGCCATCGCACATTAGAGTTTCGGCAACGTCTTCGTCAACCCCACCCCAAGTTATATCAGTTGGGTCACTAGAGAAAGTTCCATAAGCCAGAACAACTCCACCATCTGGGACAGTAACTGTAACACTGTTTGTTCCTACACCAGAAGGCAAAAAATGCTCGTCTGTATCTGTCGCCCCACCTGATACATTATGCACTTCCCATACCACAATCCCGTTGCTATATGAAGTAGCTGCCCCACCCCATACCGGAGCTATTGTAGTGGTAGTGCCAGTGTCAACTTGACGGTCCCAGATTTCACCGACCAAGACGGAAGTTTTTGCGCCAGGGTCAATTACCTCTGCGGCTGCTCCGCCTGCAATAGCCATAGATGATAAGGTAGGAACGTCGTTAGAGTAATAAGGGTGCGTCCCAACAACAACTCGCCTACCTACAACAGCCGTTCCAATCGCAACACCTACAAAGCTAGGCGTCAGAGTGTTCGCCGCAAGGTTAGCGATAGCGGTGTAAACAACTTCTGCCGGGGTAACAGCAGTCTTATGTAAACCCACCACCTCTGACGCATGAATACCAGCCATATGTCGGTCACTGATGAGTTCAAGAGGATAGCCTCTAACACCCCTAAGGGCATCTCCCTTTAGTCCTACTCTATGTGGCTTACGAAAGACCATTACGATGCAAACCTGTTCACATACCCAAACACGTTGAAGCGTGTATCAGCAGTTGCGCTGAACTTCATAGTGATAGCCCCATTCATCACAAGGCCAGGGGTGACGAGAACAAGCCCTTTCTTATCATCCGCTGTGACTGTTTGCGTGAACCTTGAACCAGTCGCCGTAGTAACACCGATAGCAACAGTCAATTCAGAAGCGGTAGTAGCCGCACTCCAAACCCAGGTCCATACTTCGTCAATACTTTGTACGCTTCCAGTAACAGCAGTATGGACAACAACGCCTAAGGATGGTGTAGCCCCACCAGCTCCCGTTACCACTAGCCCCTGGCCATTTGTCGAGCCAGAAAGCACGATTTTACTGTAAGTTCCCATTAGCTAAACATCCTTATCTGTAGGATTAACTGGTCAACGGTAACAAGATTTGCGCTGATTGTAGTTAAATCCCCATTAGAGGTTGGTACATCATGATACCACTGAGTACCACCAATGATCTGGTCGATTTGGTATCTAATTCTTTCTATTTCACCTGCTAGTGTTGTCGGTAAACTCTCGCTGCTTGCCGGATATGGATCTGTCATAGTCTGGAAGGTAGCGTTGTCGGGTGCGTAGTCGTCCATCTTCTCCGGGTCGTGGTTGTCGATATGGTTCTGATGGTCAGCATTGTAGATATTAGCTGTCAGTGTCAGCCCTGCGGCGCGTGTAGTATGAGAGTATGAACCTGCCATTATCTATTCCTTACAAACCCAGTTGGAATACGATGAGCCATCAGATGCCATCTAACCTTCCCTTTGTTTGCTCTTTCCTCCCTGTCAAAGTGAGCCATATCCGCAGCATACAATAATTCAAGTTCTTCGTCACTCAACCCTCCTATACAACTCTTACACGTCATTGTAGTATGCGCGCTTCCATCATCAAACTCAATAGTGATTTCAGCAAAGTTGTTTGTTTCTCTTAGAGCTACGGGTTGGGTAACAACTGTTTTTCCATTAATAACTTCCTCCTTCCCTAAATCCGAAAGGGGGACGAGAGCCTTGAGTAAGGCACCACAAAGTTTACAAAGAACTCTGTCTACACCTATACCTTCACGTTCTGTTATATAGTCAAAATGAGTTATACGAGCATCCTGTCTAGCTTTATTAATACGCCGACGGGCTTCTGCAACATCCTGACTTGGAGGTAAAGGAAGCTTACCCATAATATCTCCTATATAACACGATCAGTTCCTCTCGTAAATCCTACGTAGAATTTTGAAACGGAGAAGTCTTCCCCATCACCACTGTTAGTGCCAATGAGGGACAGCCTTCTACCACTTCCTGTTAGCCTTTTCTTCTTATTTAGAATAGTAGAACCAGCCAACTTGCTAGTATCTAAGACAAATGAACCGAGATCGGCTCCAGTAACTCCCATATTGAATGTAATAGTCTCATGGGTAACATCATCCCAAACGACTGAGACAGACAGGTCGAAGTTTCCTGTAGGTTCTACAACCAATTCAATGAACCTGCCATTTTTATTCTTCGTGCCTAACTCGGGGTCGAGATGGGAGAAGTCCATATGGCTTGTTTGCCATTTTCCACTATATCCAGAGCCATCCTTGCTTCTATTGGCTTGATCCAGTTTCCAAACAAATCCACCCTTATCACCTGTGTATGGACGAGGTATACGATCACCGTCTTGGTATAGCCATATGCTTCTATTCTCGTCTTTATTAGAAAGACGGAACCTAGGCAAATCTCTTCTATTCAAGTCCCAAACTGCCCTACGATTATATGCAGTTCCAGACTCGGAAACTGTAAAGTGAGCCTCTCCCTTATCTGTATAATAAATAGCTTGTGTATTAGGATACTCAGCCTTGTTCGTTTCACTCAGCATTATTTCGCTGATATTAGCTATATCAGATAACGAACGAGTGCCGATGTTCCCAAACTCCGTTATAGCACTAATCAGATGAAATTCCCCATTAAGGTCTATGAATAGAACATCGTTGTCTATTGCGATTGCTCCATTAGGGGAAATACCTCCTATACTGGTGCTATGCTTAGAGGTAAGCCAATTTGCGACTGCTGCGTCTGAGGTATCTATGACATATATTCCAGATGGGTATTTGAAGCAAATCAGGAGTCCTTTAAAAGAAATAGCTCCTACTAACTTCTCCCCTTCACCAGGATAAACAGCTATTGTTCCTGACCCCGCCCCTGTAAAATCTTCATGGTCTGTTGTTAGAGAATAGTACATGCGGTGGGGATCGTTAGGATTCCCTCCACCCCACATTCTATTCTCATGTATAAGACCAAATGTAGGCTGATTAGCCCCAGACCAATCAGCAGGAGGTGTGGCTAGATTACCACTCGTCGCCCCATCAGCATCCAGTACCTGTACGGCGTTACTCGCTGAGAACATAAATAGCTTTTTATCGTTTGCCGCAGCTTCCTTACCCCCCTCGACGAATACGGGGTTAGTAAAATCTCCAATAGTGAGCCCAGTCGCAAGATCGACGGTAAAGTCTGCTCCGCCTGTATCCTTTTTGTAATCCCCATCAGATAAGAGAACAACCATTCTTTGTGTGCTGGTTCCAGTGGGGTGCCAATCATGCCCGCCTAAGATGGATGGAGTACCGCTTATAGCGGAAGAATTATACTTGGCACTCCCCCCTTCTTTGGCCAAAGTTCCAGAGTCGTAGCGGATGTTCTCGCCGATAATTAGATGCCCAGGGCCAAGTTCGGATAAATTCTTGGTTCCTGCAAGACCATCTATACCGATAGGTAACTCTGCTACTTCACCTGCGAAGGCCATTACTGCGGTCCTATAATTAACCCACTCTCAGTTCTTAACGGACCCTTAAAGTTTGCAACCTCACCCTGCCTTGGTTTGATCTTCCCGAAGTTTTCGGAACCAGAAGCCATGAGCATCCTCTTTCTATTCTCTCTAGCCATAGCCTGTACCCCAGAGGTTGCGGCTTTCAGGGCGGCTATTGCTTTATCGTCCTCTTTATCCATCAGCAACCAAGCTGTACCCCAATCAGAAAGTATCTTACGATACTGCCTCGGGACTAGGGGGGCATTAGAATCGTCAGCAAGATCACTGGGCTCGTAAATATATTCGTAATCTAATTTAATAAGTTCTGTGCTTGAAACCCCTCCATAATGGGAGAACCTAACTTTTCTTTCCCCAATAAAAGCGGCGTTCTTAGGAACACCTGAGCCTATACTATTAAGAGGCCACTTCTCCCTCAACTTGTCGAGGTCAATAACAGGTATCTCGTCCCTACTATCTTGGAAGGCGATAAAGGGGCTTGTTAAATATAACAAGTCGCTGGCTAAATCATAATCTACTTTAAACGCCTTAAAGTTTGCGGTAGTATCAGTGGGGCCTGTGTAAACACTCTCCAAAGTCGCCGTGTCCGACGCGGCAGTATGAGAGGAAATAATGAACACATCTGCATGGTCGTCCACTTTGAAATGCCTCCCAGCTTGAGTTGCAGCTGGAGCACTGCTGAATGTTATGGTAGCGTTGTTGTTCGTTACCGAGACCGTTCCGGTGTCCGTCACTGGGTCCAGCGTCAACACTCCCTGATCGTCTTTCCGTAACCACCACCATACCTCCATTATCTCGGGGTCAAGCTCGCTACCTCCCGACCAGATACCCTGATATGCCCTGTTTAGGTACTGCAAGGCTGCGGCGTCGAAATCAGACGTCCCATCCGTCGGCTCGCTTGCGCGGAACAAGATGTCATTAACAAGATCGGCGCTGGTTGTATAATTAGCCATTATTTTCCTTTAATACCTGCGCCCTCTCAAGCAAGGGACGTACATCTACATAACCTTGGTACACCCATAGGTCACTTATTACGAAGAATGCAAAGTGCATTAGGTCCTGCGCCAGTTTAGCCTGTCGCGCAATCTCTACCCTTCTCACACCCCTCCTGGCCATTAAGCAACACCAGATCTGACGTATATATCCAACTTTATGGTGGCCCCCGACGTCACGGTATCAAACAGAGGCTTGATATAACGAGGGCTTTCATTCATAACCTTGAACTGTGCACCAGTATAGTCCATCGCTTGGCCAGTTACTGAGGTCATGGTCTCGTATACTGCCGTTGAAGGTGTATCCTGGTTGGAACCTTTTATAATAACCCTTGACGTTCCGAATGTAGAAGCAGATACCTGTACGTCGATACTTATAACATGCGGAGGTAAGGTATGAATACTACCATCGCCGCTGACGGTGGCAGACCACTTGATATGGAACACACCTTTGGCTTCTTCCTGCACACTTCCCATCACTACAGTTGTAGCCATGATTTACTCCTGTTGTCTCTTAAAGCCTTCAATTGCATCTGAAACCTGTTGTCGGGATTGATACCTACCGAATCGTTCCTTAACTACGTTTAGATCAGGAAGGCCTGCTTTTGTCCATTCTGTATCGTCAGAATGATCGAGGCCCATAAGAATTTCTTGTAAGGTCTGTGGTATCTGATCCCCACCCGATTTTGGGGGTTCCTTCTCTGGTTTTCCTTCCCCAAAACTTGGTATATCATCCCTAGTTAGCCCAATAGCCTTAAGGCCGTCCTCGGTGCTGTTTCTGAGGATATCCCATATATACTTCGGAATATTCTTCTTCTCAAGTTTATCACCACCATCTGAATAGTATCCTCCACTCTGGATGATAACAGTATCATCTCCTTCTTTCACAAACCGCTTGTAAGGGGCCTTAGATTGGAGAATCATCTGTTGGCTTTCTTCGTCCCTAACGAAGTTGTGTACTTTACCAAGCGCTAGTCCCATCACTTATCTCCTTTCTTTAAGCTAGCCTTTCGCGCTTTCTCCAGTTCTTTTTCTTTCTCAGCCTTCTCTGCCATCTGCTCTTTTCTATGCCAACCATAGAGGGGACGTTCAATAAAGCCCGACTTGGGGTTCAACTTACATTTGTTGGCATATAAAAGAGTGCTTTCCTGTGGGATTCTATGAGTAAGACCAAAGTGTCTCATCATACCACATAGATACGCAACTGCTTGTCCTCCTGATTCTGACATATTGCCGTCGGGGTAGATGAAATCAGCACCATATATGGTGACTTCTTGAACGCGGATATGAATTGCGTATGCCAGCATATAAGATACCGTATTAACCGCAAAGACATCATCCGTAATCGTCTCAAGAACTTCATTGAGAGGATATTCAACAGAGCTCGGATATTCAGGGTAAGGAGTACTTGTGATAATCGGTCTGTCGTGCTGTTTAAGCCAGTTCGCATAACCTGGGTTATTCTCCTCAATCCACCTAAAGTCGTCCATAACGAACAGCTTCTCATGGGTAAATCCCTTAACGCCTCTGTTGAGTGTCCATACTTCATCAAAAGGGTTCTCAAATTGATCGTTAGTCATGCTCTCGCGCATATAAGCCATGACGCTGGCACCCAGGGCGACGATGGCGACTCTCTTTGGACGAGTTATAAGAGGCTCCAAATTCTTGCCGCCATCGGCCTCGGGCCGACTTTTTCTGCTCTTATTCATCTTATTCTCCGTTATTAAGTATATTTACCAGCCAACTGCTTCGACATAAAAGACAGGCGGGGTAGGTGTTGCAACTGTAGGCGTCCATGTAGTTGCTAGCTCCTTAAACGTGGTAGCCGAGCCTGCTTCGCCTGGACCAGCAGTTGTAAATGTATATAGAGGTTGATAACCAATCAGCGAATGCATGGTTGCTGCGTATAGCCACCGCACAAACGAAGTTGGATTACCTGTAGTGATATGACCGTACCCTGTCAGGATAATGTAGTCGATATTCCTAACCATACCCATCGTTGTAGGTAAGGGAATACCTCCCGACGTGGGATAGGCATTACCACTTGATGCATTATCTAGAGTCAGCGTAATACGGTTTCTTTTCTTCTTAGCAAAGATAGACCGATCATCAACTGTCTCCGACCAACAACTCGCTGTTAGTGCCATTTTTAGTCTCCTTTACCTTCCTATTAGCCCTCCCCCTTTCGGGATACCAGGGGCTGCGCCCCATACTCAGTCGGCTACACCGACAAACGCTAGGAAGGTCGGCTAGTGGTTTAGCTTGCAAGCTGCATACCCGTAACGTTGCCTGGCTCTTCCCAACGAGGTTCAACGTATAGAACCACCTTAGCGTTGGAAGCCGCTGCACCGAGGGTAGTCACTCGAACGTTGATGTGCTGTCCAGGCTTAATCTCGATGTAGTAGCTGGGCGTGTAGTATAGGGATGTATGCGCCTTGATCTCAGTCGGCCACAAAATCTTGAACAGATTTGTAGGCGTTCCTGGGGTCGTAATATCAGCGTCAAAGTTAACACTAACATCTTCTGCTAGAGCCGCTGTTACCAACGGAATAACAGCCGCACCGCGAATGATATGAGGCACAAGACCCGGTGCATAAACACCAGCGGCTACAGTAGCCCCCGGCTGGTTGAAGTCAATGCAGTTAAATCCTGCCGCCGGAGCGGAACTAGGAGTAGCTGGTTGAACCTCAACTTCGTATCGGCTATGAACATAAGCCATCTTCTATCCTTCCTCTCGAAAAGTTAAAACCTCAAGTCCTGTTTCATACTGTCTTGGTCCTCGTACTTACTTAGGCGGAATTAACGTGGACGATACGGGCTTCACCTTGGTTCGCCGTATCCCAGATAATTCCAAAGTTCAGAATCCCATACCAAGCCGCTGCGTTGGAACGACCAAAGTCTTGGCCAACATTAACTTGTGCACGGATTTCTGGAGTGAGAACTTCGGCCATCGCGATTGAGTCTTGACCAAAGACAACGCCTTCACCTAGCACACTACCTGTACCAACCTTAGAGAGGGCGTTAGCATGGTTAGTTTCGATGTGACGAATGTCCTCGATCTTACCGATCTCGTTATTGAATTTCGCCTGCGGGTCGGTGTATTTATGCCACTCCTCCCACGCGGGGTCTCTCTTAATGCCCCTCAGCCCCAGTGTACGGAAGATAGCAATATAGTCGTCACCTTCCCAGGGCGGGGTATTTAGGGTATCAAAGAGGTAGTCTCGTATCTCCTCAACATGGAACACATTCCAGTTGGCGGTAGCGGTAGTACTCTGCGTCCCGTCCGTGTCGAATGTGCCAGCAGCGAGACCTGTTGGTGCATACTTAACCTTGCACGTTTTAAAGGCTGTCGCGGCTTTAGTGTCAAGGGCCAGTTTCATCTGATCCCTTAGACGCCTTTGGATGCCATTTTCCAGATCAAAGAAAGTCAAATCTTCGGCAAACGAAGTAAAGGGAACAGAACGACCAATCTCATTCACCGTGATCGAGGTGGTTGAGATTGAGTAGGTGTCCTCCGGTATGCGCTCACCTTCCGTTAAGTCTGGAGAAGTGGGCTCGGAGATTGTTGCGATGCGCGTCAGGGTTACGGTATCACCCTTCTTCCTGCCATACCCATCGACTCCTTGGACGAAATCCATGAATACAGCATTTTCCAGGGCCGCCATATATAAGCGCTTGCTCATAGCATGACTTTTGAAAACGCCCGTCGGTGCATCTAGGCTCCACTTAAACTGTGCCATTTTAGTCTCCTAGGATGCTTGCTTCTGTTTTGGTCCTTCCCGCCGCAACCTATTCCGCTCTTTGATTGCGGCGTTCAGGGTCGGTGGGATAGCTTCCGTTTCTGCATCTTCTTCTGACGCAGGAGCCGGAGCAGGCTGGGTATCACCTTCAAGTTTGGTAGAAGTCGCGCCGCTCTTTCCGCCAATACCCTTTTGCTTATTTGCCAGCCTGATGATTTCTTCTTGAGTGAGTTCGGCTAGCTTCTTTCTTACTGTTGCACCCTTAAGGCCTTTAAGTGTCTCCCAGTTGCTCTCCATGACCATCTTGACTATGTGATCTTCTTCTTTAAGCTCTGGATAATCTGTGTAGAGGTCGTCCCAGAATATCTGACGAGCCTGATCTTGTGTATAAGCCTGAGTCATTTCTTTTCTGACACTTTCGGCAATCTCCTCTCCGTGCAGGCGAAGTGCTTCGTTGGGGTCTGTAAAAATGAGTTCTGTATAATCAGTCTCCTTCCTCTTCTCTCCCCCTTCCTCTCGTTCATCCTTGAGAGGTGGGATATCTTCCTCACTTCTATTTGCGGCCTGATCTGCAGCTAGTGCCTCCGCCGCTTCTCGGGTCATACTATATAGATCGCCACTGATAGCAACTTCGACCATTTCAGGCTCTTGTTCTTTCTCACCAGGCTTTGGCTTCGCGACGGGAAGTTCGGTATCTCCCACGCGGCTATCGTCACCTTCGATCTCCTGAGAGCGTCCATGCTCGTCTAGGCCCTGTTGAGCAAAGAGTTCAGCATCATCCTTCGGGGCTTTTTCGCCAGCCTCTCTGGTGCCTTCCTCCACTTCTTCCTCAACCGTAGTGGTTTTCTTGGTTTTCTTAGCCATTTTCTTCTCCTGCTACTAATTCTGCAGCGGCGGTTCCTTGCCTGATCTTGCTTTCCAGCTCCCGCCTAAAATCACGCAATCCAGCGATTTCACCAATACTACCCCTTAAAAGGCTTTCCGTCAATGTGTCCTGTTTATGATGTGCAATTAAGCGGTCTAGTATATCTTCTTCTTGAGATATAAGCCATTCCTCCGTCTGACCACGCATCATCCGAGCGCGTTGGCCGTCGGATACTTTGTCCATTTGTTCATCTATTGTACTTTCAGCCATTTCTTATTCTCCTACTTCTTAGCTAGTTCCTCAAACTTCTTAATTGTATTAAAAACAAACGCTTCAAATGTATCCAGTATTCTGCCATCAGGGGCTATACCCCCTAATAAGTCGTCTGTGTTACCCTCAACGAAAAGACTAGGGGGGGACGTATCCGCTTTGCGTACCTCTAAACCCAATTCCTTAGCAGATGTTCTGATGGCTTTAGTCTGATTGCCTGTTAGGTACTTAGACTCAAATGCTATGTGAGGAACACTTGGATTTATATCTCCAAGGTGATCTGCTTTAAGAGCTGAGTGAGAAAAAGATGTTCTAAATGCCTTCTCATTGAGTTTAGCAATTAGGGGAGCAAATGAGACGTCTATATCCTTTATTTTTCCAACGTCCCGAACACGGACAGGCCCCTGTGTAAGATTATTGTCTATTACCTTTATTGGTCCTAACTTACTTATAACCTTCTTGATAATTCCTGCCCCTAACATGCCCCCACTTAGTATCTCCATAAGGGTGGGCTCAGAAAGGGCCGCTTCCTTAAATTTCCCAGCAGTCATTAAGTCCTCAAACTTCTTATTTTCAATATCCATCCGAGCGAGTGTCTCTGGAGGAAGTTGGAGTAGCTTCTTCAAGCTAAGATCGCCGGTTGCTAGAGGATCAAGTGCATCAGCCAAATCTTGTAAAGTCTCCTTTTGCGTCGAGGCCGTTCGGGACCCAAAGAGAAGTACTTTTCCTCCGTCCCTCAGCCTGTTGTAATCTGTCAGCTAGGAGAGCAACCATCTCGAGGTGTATATCGAGAGTTTTCGTTAGGAACTCAAGCCTTTTTACAACTTCCCCTTTAGGTATGGCATTTTTATTCTTCGTGAACCAAACTGCCATATCTATAAGGCGTTTCTCCAGAGGCATATTGTTATTATTCTGGATATTCTCCAGCTTGGAGATTAGTTCACTAGTTATTTGACCATCTTGAGTCACTGTTCTTTTCTCCTAAAGGTGGTTCTAAAGTCCTTATCGTTTTGATCTTTGTCGTAGGCAATTCCCAACATCGTCGTCATTAACGCTACTTGATCGTTCCTGCCATCCACTACGAATGTTAAAGGAAGGGGGTGTATTTCAAATACATCGAAAACTATGGTCCTATCTCCTACTAATGGAGGCCCATCTACATAAACAAAATCTGGACTCATCATAGGATTGTAGTTATACTTTAATCCCATCAAGCTGTAGTTTCTTACTGTAGTCCATATTATGTCAAAAAGAACTGTTTTGTTTTCTACTCCGTCTGGGTAAGCATGGTCCATTAGACGCCTTCTGTTAGCTACGTACCAATAAGGGTCAGTCTCGAGAGCCATGATACATGGCCTTATTGGAGGTTTATGAACTGTCTTAGTTAATTCATCAAGAGCCGCCCACATAGCTAAGGTAGAGTAGCCAGAACCATACTCTAATATATTAACAGGCTCTGTTTCGATTACAGTCTCGTATAAATAATTCAGATCACTCCAGTTAGGTGCAAAAGATTCTTCTGATAACTTACTCTTGTGTATGTCATTTACTATTGCCGTTATGTTGGCTAGCTTCATATTACTTTCCTAATAGGAGGTATTTCCCTCCTACTCTTATTGGTTCAGGTCCATATAGTATAGTACCTACCTGTTTATCTAATTTCTTAAGCATTTCTTTAACCGCCGGGTCGTCAAGTATCTCCTTTCTAGTTAGTTTTTGATCCTGAAGGCTGGTTTGGAGAAATATTAACTGGCTACTAAATTTTTCTCCTGTAGAAGGAGCAGTAAAGAACCTCTCTCTTCCTGCTCTTATCTCAAGTATCTTAATTAAATCTTCTTCGTCTATCTCAACTCCGTTCTTGAATCTACGAAGCCTTCCATCTTTTACAAGAATCGACCTTCCTAGGTTAGGAAACTGTCGAAGCGCCTGGTGACTCATTTCATGAATAGTGCTTGTAAATGTTTCTGGCTTTCCCTTAGAAGGTCTAGCTTCTTTACTTATTATACTAAGTCCCTTACCTGCCCTAATTATATCCCGCAAGCTGAGTTCGTCTATCGTCTTAGCAATAAAAGGCTGGTTCTTTTCTAACATTTCCATAGTGAATTCTGGAGGAACACTTAAAGCCCTAGAACCCCTAAAATTTCTATCCGTAAAAGCTACTATATCAGGATTGCGTCCAAGCAGGGAAAGAGGAAAGTTATTGATTGCCTCGTCTCTAAACTCCTGACTTCTTATTATAGCTTGAGGACTAGTAGGGTCTTGTGGAGGCCCAACAAAAAGTTCCTCTAGCTTTTTTTCACTGGGCATTACCTATTCCCTGCGTTACCTGCCCCTGCGAGTGAGGACGTTGGGTTACTTGCTGCATTTATCTCAGCGGGGAGATTAGGTTCGCCTACCTGCTGTGCACTCAGTCCTGCCCCTCCCCCCTGATTGTTCCCTTGACCAACGAGGGCTTGGAATTGCGGGAGTTCTTGGAGGTCAGCTTCGAGTCTGGCCATTTCATCTGCATCCCTCTCGATGTTCTCGGGATTGATAGCCAGCGTTTTCATAATATGCGCCAGTATCTTATCAGGCGAGTATTTCTTGAAGAACGCCTGGAACATAAGCGGATTGGTTATTACGGCTTGCAAGAGGGCCATTAGCTTTTGGAAGTCGCGTACTTTAGCCAGAACTGCTGATAGACCATTAACGTGGAATGAACAGCCACCGGCGAATACAGCAAATCTCTCGGCTGGTGACATTCTGGACAGTTTAAAGGCCGCAGTTATGCCTATCGCATCAATAACCCTGTCACTTGCAACATCACTCATATTCTGTATAATAGTAAGGAAGCATTTCCTCAAAGTCTTGGCTATTAACCCCCTCTCTATATCGCCAATAATGGCATCTAGGGTGACGGCTTGAGATTGGGATAATTCGATGACTTCTGTTGCCTTCACCTGCTTTGGAGGGAGTGCGCCTAGTTTTAATTCACTAGATAAGGCTGATTTTGCGAACTGCCGCTCAAGCATTTCCAGCACAGCCATTGCATCCCTGGGAACCTCACCTTCAGAGACGGTTTCCAATACCTTTGCGTTGTGAGGCAAGGTATTTTTAACGGTAAGTGTATCGCCCTGCTGTATTCCGTCGGCAACCTGCCGAGGATCTTCAAGATCGTCCGTTCGGAGTTGTTTGATGCCCCATACTGACGATATTCCACCGTCGAGAATGAGGTTGAACATCTCATTTGAAGCAAAATTAAGCTGGACAGCGTGATCAAACAGAGCCTTATGCCATACAGAGAATGGCACTCGAATAAGGGGAACTGCGACAAAAGGGCTTTCCTGATGCCAAAACGGGTTGGGAGTTGGACGTCGTATAAGATACTTGTCGTTAGCCATAGCACAGAAGATGTTTTCATGTAATATCTTCCCTTCGCCATTCAATAAGGTTCCCCAATACTCGTCAATCTTAACACGGCGGCGAAACGGGGGGTGTCTGGACTCATCCTGGCCCTGATCTATACCTTGTCGCTTGTCGTCAGGGCGGGCTCGGTGGTCCTCTTTGATACGATCTACGGCAGCGCGGTCATATACGCCCTCATCTGCCCGTTTATCAAGATAACTGATGTCCCGTTCGGTACTATGAATTTCATACAGACCAGCGCCGGTTGGGTCAGGCAGGTAATTCTCCGGTTGGACGAGATCAACGCGCAATTTCCAGTTTTTGACGTCAACCGCTACCAGTTTACTATCGTCCTGTTCTATTATGCCGTCAGGACCGATGATCTGATCGCCCTGCTCTACTACGAACTTCCGATCTGTCTGCATATTCCCGTGTATCTTAAGAATACATAGGGATTCTAGTGCCCCAACCTTTATTCCATCAGTTAAAAGGGTCTGAAAAGGTAGGGTCTTGTTGTCCTCAACTAGCAGATCGTCAAGAAAGCAGTTTAGGAGGCTCCTAAGAGTCGTCCCCGACAGGGGACTTCGGCTGTCTTTCGCCAGATCTATGGTATAATATGCCCCGAATTGCGTCAACGCCCGCTTTATGAAGCCAACAAACTGTTCTACTGCGATAGGCGTCTGGGGGAGGAACTCCTTAGATTGGCCCTTCTGTTTATGGCTGAAGTCTTGATAGCCGAGATATGCCCTTCTATTCTCTCGGTTACGAGCCAAGCGGCCCTTTCGGGCCTTCTCAGCTTCTTTCTTACTCTCCTGTATGGCTTTAAGAACAGTTAAGGATGTTCCATCCTCTGTTGTTCCTATCGCCTGGTCGTCACCGGCCTGTCTCGAGATTGGGGTCGTCAGATCCGTTTCGGCCATATCTCTGTCCTTTTATCTCAGTCTTGGTTTCCTGTTCTTCGAGAACACACCAAACGCAGATGCCTATTGCGCGGTGAGGTCCGGAGTTTAATTCTCTACCACAGGAAACACATAGTCTGATTTCGTCCTGCATCTTATCCATGATAGATCACTCTTTAATATATAGCAACATGACCGCCCCGATATTGGGGTTGGGTTAGTTGCGGTGATAGGATGGACGGGGCATCTTCGTTGGACGGGTTGTTTGTTCATCCCACTTTTTTGCCACAACAGGAGCTTCGAAGCATATCCAATAGCCGAGGGCGTCCGAAGTGTGTGTTCTCCTATAATAAGGGTCTTTTTTATTAAACGTCTTCTTAATGCCTTGCTTCCCGTCCCCAAGGACTTGCTCCAGATCTGTGATAAGCTCCTCACACTCGGGGTCTACTTCAAGGTTGAGTTGACTTTGCGGCCCTGAACAACATACGTTAACAGCGTTTATCCTATCAATAACCCCTGGATTACTCTCAGGAACTTTCATAAATATAGGAACTGGGTAGCCTTTCATCTCGTCTAGAATTATCTGATAACTCGTTCTCCTTGTCTGAGCACTTCTATGTGTCCCAGTAGCATCCCCATAAAGCCAGATGGGGGCTTGATGAACTGGATGTGCTCTTTTAAAGTAGTGACACATCTCTGGAATGTTTGCTTCTTCTAGAATAAGTTCCCTAAACACTCTAAAGATAGGCCCCTGCCTCTGACCAATGAGAGAAACCATAGGCTCGACGTTGAAATCCCAAATCCAAGCCAGCGGCCGCCTTTGGCTTATCTCCTTCTGGGTTCTTACATTAAGTTGAGAGTGAAAACCGCTATATACACGACTACCGCCAATGCCCCCAATAAGCTCGCCATTAAGACGAATACGTCTTTGATCACCTCCTTCGGGGTATTTGCTTTCAAGAAACTCAATTTCACTCCTAGGAATGTGTGGGTTGTCGTAGATGGAGGCATTATATATCTCTGCATTTTCCAAGGTCCCTCTTTTCCACTTCTTAACTATTTCGTTATATATCCACGTGACGCCGCCAACCATTCCCTCTGGGGGGAGCAAAGTACAGGTTGTGAATATATGCAGAGGGTTTTTCCCGACGCGGATTAGGCTTTCATCATAGACGCCTTTCGGGTGTTCCTCATCGAAATGTATCCAATCTTTTTCTGCGCCCTGATACTTGGTCCGTCCAGAGTCAGCACTCTTGAAGCCAATTATAGAGCCATTCCTCAGTTTAAGAATTTGATCTGATACACGCCAGCCGTGGTCGGCAATCTCATGCTTTGGTATAAAAGGTTCGTGTGTGGTTCCAGGAGGGATAAATCCATTATCGAAATACTTTGGCTGAATAGTGTCGCGGGATATAGGAAAGTCCAGGGCCGAAACCCACCCTGACGTTGCAAAGTCCCTAACCTGTATATTACTCCCTTGCCCTCCAACCCGTCTTACATTTTCCTCATTCTTGGTTCCTTTATACCCAAACCTTGCAAGATAAGAACCAGCATATGCTCCTGCATCACTCTTTCCGCTCCGGTTAGCTCCTATATAATAATACTCCTTATATAACCTATCCAAGATATCATTTACAAACGCCCTCTGAGGCTCGAATAGCTCGAATAGGGTGAGAGGATCGCCCTCCCTACGTCGGAGCAACTCACCAGATAGGAGTGCCTTCTCTTCTAGGGCTTCCCTCGCCCTTGGATTAAACTCAGCCATCTTCCTTATATACACCCGCGCCCCGTCGAGGTCAATGTGGACGCTAAACAAGAGACTATTACACAACATCTATTGGGCATAGAACCCTATGATATTGGTGGCAGAGGTACTATCATCTCGAATCGTACCCCTATCCCTACCCCACCGCCCGGCGGCCCCACTTCTCCTTATCGTTGTAGTTGGTCGTCCATACCCGCATTGCGTGTGCGTGTGCAATGGTGCATTCGACGCCAGTGTTTTTCAGTACAACAATTGGCTGCATAAAAAACAATGCCGTTTGATTCGCCACGGGTGGTTAGGATAATAATGGCGCATGTTCCCGTTCATGGATACCTTGTTATGTCAAGTTTTTTATTTTACTCGCAAACGGGTATTTTAGTTACTTTCAGGGCTCAATATGGTACATTTCGGGGCCGGAGAAATCCGGCGTCAATGGAACGAAACGCGAACGCAATGCGGAGCGAAACCACCATTGATATTTACGGGGCCAACGCCCCAAACATATGCCAATTGAGGGAGAATTTACAATGGCAAAGGATACAATCAATACAGAAACGAAAGCCAATGCTCTCGAACAAAAGGAATTGTTTAAGGCTGATGGCCGTGGCAAGGGTGCCACAAAGGAAGGCTTTAAAATTCAATGCTGGCCGAAAGGTAACAATGAGGCTTTTATCGCCAATGCCATGAGCGGCTTGGGAATTGGCTTCGTTGAAAGGGCAATTACGCAAACCCTTAGCATTGACGCAAGGTCAGCGTTTGTTAAGGGCGTCGATCTTGCGACGTGGAAACCCAATGCCGACGGAACGGCAGCAAGTGGCGACGGTTATGCCACATTACGGCGCGATCTTCGCAAGGCTGGCGTGCCCGAAGGTGAGGTTGAAAATATCGTTGAATTGGCAAAAAGTAAGGCTGGTTCATAATCATCAATATTCCGGGGACTAGCAATGCTGGTCCCCGAAACACTTTCGGAGGCTCAAATGATAGGGTTCAAAAAACTTCCCAACATTAAAAAGGTCAGCCGCAATTCCCAGGATATTGAAGTACTGCCTTGGACTAAAGAACTGATAAAGAAAATAGCACAACGCAACGGCAATATGACAATGGAGGAGGTAGAAACGGCATTGCTAAAAGGGCTTGTCGTTTACACGAACTTCAGTAGATACTCAATGAACACGCAGAATACTGGATACATTTGAGTAAATTATCCCCCCTGTTAGCAATAGCAGGGGGGATTTTTTATTGCGTTCGTGCAAGAGCACTCACGGCTCAATATCATCTTCTTTCTTATCCCCCTTATTGTTCCCGTCCTCCACCTCTTGTTCTCCACCCTCCACTACTGTTCCATCCACAACTTTTGCGTCTAACCCCAATTCTTTTAATTTATCTTCCACCTCTGCTAGCCTCTGTATAAGCTGGGCGTCTCCCAATTTAGTTAGATCACGCAGTACGTTGCCATCTACGTCCATACCTTGCTCGTAACCTGCCAGCTTGCTCATGGTATTAACAGCGTTTGCCCATCTATCAGGATGTTCATCAGCGAATATTTGGAGAGCGTCAGGGGTAGGGATGCATTGTAATATCTCTGCGAGGACTTCGATAAAGGGTTGGCGGCTGAATGTAGAGAGTTCAGCCAACAGCTCGGTGGGGTCAAAACGCGGCTTGTGCTTAAGTGAAGGCTGGTTTAGGGCTCTTATCAGCTTCTTTCTTGCCACGGGTTCTATTTCGTTCTCGTTCATCTCTTATCTCGTCCCTTAAGTTGAATACCTTCTTAACATCTACTTTGAACTCACGCGCAAGGGCTTCTATCTCACTATCTTCTAGAGTATATCGAGCCTTTGCTTTTAACTCCGCCTGATGGCCCGCGACTATCCACTGCATAATGAGACCTTTATGAGTTATCCACCTACCCGAAGGGGTCTTTGTAGCCGGAAGGCCATGCTTAGTAATCCACTTGTATGTGGTATCATAAGATTTGCCTATAAACTCAGCTATTGAGGGGATACCTTCAAGAAAGTTGGGGTTCTTGTTAGTGAAGTGAGGATCACCCCTTTTCCAATGCTTGCTCTTTTTCTTCTTTCTCATCAGAGTTCATATCCTCCATCTGTTTCTTTACCTTCTCAGAGAGGTTATTATCCCAAAGGTCTTTTATGGAGAAAGATAGAGATGGCAAAGGTACAAATTTTCTTGTCTCTTTCATACTAATGGGTATAACACAGTGATATGTAAGGGGTCAATGGCAGGGGGGTTGCAGCATTGTAATGTTTTTATGTATGTTTGTTTCAACCCTGGGGGGTTGCCGGTAAATGGAATACCTGACCTTCGGCCAGAAAGAGGCTTTTTACTTAACAAAAGAGGTTAATAACACACTAAGTGGGGTGTAGAACATTTATGCTATACAAAAAAAAATTGTGAATAACATACTACTGAAGGCTTGTTAACTACTTCTATTCAAATAATAAGAGGATTAATACATATTAATAGGTGTTACAATTACACGGGGGGGTCCAGGGTATAAACAAACATACATAAAATTATTGGCAAATGTACATTGCCCATTTATGAGGCACTTTTATATCTTATATTTAATTCACTCAAGGCATATTATAATAATGATCGCTGGTGAATATTGTGGTATTGTTAATAATAGGGGTTTTTGTTACTTATACCTTTACCTACCACTTATCGGGAGAATAATCATGTTTGGGATATACACACTACCTTGCGAAGATAGCCCCTGTTGGATTTTCATCGAAACTTGTGAAGGAAATGCAGAGCTTGCAAAAGCAACCGCCCATGAGTTTCATACAGCAAGTGGGGATTTTTGCACACGGGCATTTGAGGGCCGAAATGAGGTTATTATACCACGGGAGAATGTGGTAAGGAAAGATGTCTGGGCCTAAACGCTGGCATAAGAATAAAGAAGTCCCATCAATAGCAAAAATGATGGCGTCGGGCTCCTACCTGCATGAGCGTCACGCATACTTAGCAAGGAAAATACTCCTTGGTGACGAACTCCAACGTTGTTATTGCGGCGAACACCTTGATGAGAAAGCAGAGCTTGCTAGGTATACGCGGAAGGTTGCGGGGGACAAAGAACGGGAGAGTAAGAAGGAACGGGTGGAGAGATTGATTAAGGAATTTAACTCATTATCTGCGGAAGAAAAGGAGAAGCTGTTATGCCAAGAAGAAAAGGAGAAGCTGTTATGCCAAGCAGAACTATTCGAGTAGATCAAGAAGTATATGAATGGCTCCAGAGCAAGGCTACGCCATTCAAGGATACGCCAAACACAACCCTGCTACGTATCATGCTTAAAGAGAAGATGAAGAAGGAAAAAGGTAGAAAGCTGGCCTACTTAGGTGAGAGGCTAAAGGAGCTGGAACATGACAACTGATTACAACCTACTCCCTGAGTGTCCCACAGTATCCGATGTGCGAGAATTTCTAAGTGAGCAGATGGGAGAACTTTTTGCTCGCGTCGCCGCAGATCGGTGCATGACCTCGGGTGATACTAGTCCAGATTGGGAACAGCAACATTCAGATACCTTGGACAAATTAGCGCATCAGATGGTCTGGTGGCTTGAGGTTAATGATAACTCAGGGAAGATACCACACTGGGGGATTGAACCATAAGAGAAAAGGAAAATAAGATGAGAAAGCAAAACAAACAGCCGAGGGTTGCATTTGAGCAAGTGCTAGGATTAGCAAACGCTTTGGCAAAACAAGAGAGTGTTTCCTTACATGAAGTATCCTCCTTAATAGGATACGCTAAGGGAACCGTATCTTTCTGGAAACGGTCAGGTGAGGCTCCTGAGTTGGCTAAATGGGCCTTCCTTGGACGTCTGGAAAAGGCCCAAGATATTCCTAGCCACAACAGCGAGTTGACTAAGGAAGATATCAACATCATGCTCAAGATGGTTATCCAGCACGGAGAGCCTTCCAAGGAAGTACTTATCCTAACCGCAAAACTTGCGCTGATGAAATAGCTGGTGTGCATAACACGAAGGGGGTCTTAACAAGCCCCTTTTATGATATTCACACTAACCTAACCCCATGATGGGGGCCTGTTAGAGAAAGAACATGAATAAGAAAGAGGAATATGAAATGTCTATGTTCCATAAAGAGCACTATCTAGAAATAGCACGGGTTATCAGCAAGCAGTTCATGTATGAAGATGAACGGCTTTCCCTTGCTAAGAGTTTCGCTGATATGTTAGCAGATGATAACGAACTATTCGACTATGGGAAGTTCAAGCAGGCCTGCTTGGATGGCGCAAACAGAAAAGAAGAACACATACAACGAAGATAGGAGATAGAAGATGGCAGATAATATCATCGAGGTTGAAATGGAAAAGTTCAAAGAGCATAAAGGCTCCGTCCGGTATAATGGAGCCAAAGGCGCGTACATTCAAAGCATCTACATCCAAAAGGCGGCACTTCCAGACGTGTATCCTGAAAGGATTACTGTCAGAGTAGAAAGCGATGAGTGAACTCATAGCAGACCTCGATCTACTTATGCTAGGTATTAAATACAGGCAAGAAGCGGAGCGCAATATGACCCCTGACGTATCAACGAACGAAGATGGGCAGGTAGTGATAACACTTGACCCACACCAAGCAAGACAAGTACAAGAGGCCCTGGAAGTATGTACAGATGAGGAAAGGAACTTTGCCTCCCTAACACTTTCGTTAGGCGTCGTGTTAGACCACATACTATGATTGACTTCATCGCAGAGCTGTCAATAAGCTATCTTCTTGGGTATACAACAGGCCTATTGTTATGCGTAAACTATTGGATTAACAAGAACAAGGATAAACCATGAACACCCTACCCCGATCCCTACTAACTCCTGATAAAGTTCTGCTAATAAAGGAGAAGCTCTGGGACGGTATGCTGAAACAGCGGGAGATAGCAGAAGAGTTCTATGTAACACAAACAACTATCTCTCGTATCTTCAGAGGGCATGAACACCCTGACGTTCCGTGGCCAGACAACAGTACAGGTTCAATCCCAGAAGCAAGGTGGGAAACCCTTATTAAGAGTAAAAGAAGAGGCGCACGCTATGCCAACTCACAGAGACAAGAACCAACTGAGGAGGTCAAATCAGCGGCTAAGAAGGTTGCTACTGCTCTTGATGCTATGGATACTAGCCTTGACAGCGAGTTCTCTGCTATCATTGGCAAGCCTAGCAATAAACGCAAGGGGAAGGGTACTAGGGCTAAAAAGTCCAAACTTCTCCCTTGGTCCACAATCAAAGAGCAAGACCCTGCCCATCCACTTATTAGAGAAGTGGAGGCCAAAGGGGACGGATATCTCAAGGCCGCAGTAATGCTAGTTCTTAAGAATATCCCCCTCGAGGAATGGCAACGAGATGCTACCTTGGCTCTCATTGAATCTACAAGAAAAAAGATCAAAGAGAATAAAAAAGTTTGAACCCTGCATTGTAATCTGATACCATGATGCGTTGTTTGAAAATAACATCTAGGAACCTAGAAGAAGGAGTTGCCGTATGGCACAGACAGAAATCAAAGCTAAAGTTGGCAAGGGCGAACCAGTCGTTGTCAAGGTAGACCTGGGGATCACCCTCAAAGAGTATATCGAAAAAAGTGGCGATAAGGGCGAGGAGATAACCTTATCCGAGGCCAGGGCGTCGCGTATCATCAAACTTCAAGATGTTATCCGCGCTGGTATTAACGCCGAAAAGAGTGTGGCTGAAATTCAGAAAGACGTAAACGAATACAGCCCTGGCGTTAAGAAGCGAGGACGGAGTAAGGCCGAAAAACTCAAGGACGAGTTCGACGAACTGGACCCAAAAGAAAAAGCGGCTCTTTTGGCTCGTCTCTCCGAATAAAAACCTCCCTGTTAAACTTGGGGGGGCAGATATTTGCACCATCCCCCCGGTGTGTCCCTTCCCAACGGAGTGTCTGCCCCCTTCCCTCTTTTAGGGAGTATGCGTGATGGTCCGACCGCCCGTCGTGTTTACTGATAACTCTGACGAAAACCTTCAGTTTATGACACAAGCAGATCATTGTCGTTTGCATAGACCGAGGGCGAGATATGACTAGAAAGCCTGTCGTCTACGTGCCAAATCGTGGAGCCCACGATTACGAAGATGCGAAGCAATATGGGGAACTTAGGTTTCTCACGTCGGGAGTTATTGAGCGTTATCGTACTAATACGATATACAGAACCTTGATGCAGGGCATGGAAGATGCTCAAGAAGGAGACTTTTTGCTCGTAAGCAGCTTGTCTATTCTAAATGCTATTATTGCTGGCATATTAGCTCGCAAATTCGGAAAGATTAATTTTTTGCTATTTAGAGACGGTAAGTATCTACTTCGTACTGTGAACATAGATAGCTTACTGTAAAGAGATAGGGCCGCTTGGGGTCCTTAAGGATAGTATGGAGTAATCCATATAAAGGCAGGTTGTCGAGCCTGTCACCTCTTAGACGAGGCCCATCCAAGCCAGCCGTCGGGTGATCTTTTACAAGACGCTTCAGTAACGTGGAGCGACCGACTCGTTGTGTGGTTGAGGTCCGTAGGGATACGGGGTGGGTAACTCTTGCCCCTAAAAAACGGCGTCAGCTAGTGCCTCTGGAAAGCCACACTGAGAAGGGACACCAAACGGAAAGGCTGGTTAGTGTGAGCCCTTACAAGGTAAACGCGACAGTCAGCGAACTGCCCACATCGGGCGGGTAAGTCGTTAGTATCCGGTAGGAGAAAGCAGGAGTGGTGTTCTATTTCTGTCCTCAAAAGGGACGGAAGGGGCTGGTCAGCCGCCACTCTGAGGCAATCCATAGTAGCTCAGTTGGTAGAGCTTCTGACTTGTAATCAGATAGTCGTAGGTTCAAATCCTACCATTGGAACTGTACATCAGTACACGCAAAAGAGCTGACCGGCTTTGGTTCAAAGACGCCTAATCCCGCGCTCCTTCGGGGGAACGTGGGCCTTGAAGGGCCGCAAGCTCAGATAGGTTGTTAGGAAACGAGAGGCTTGACCCGGCCAGGTCAAATCTTAAGGGAACTGACGAAAGGATCGAAGACTTCAAGCCTACCGCCTGGCTTTAAACGGCGGCGCTGGCTCTATACTTGGAGAAATCCGGGTGGACAAGTTTTTAACCTTATACTGTAGCAGGTATGAGGGTACGGGAACTAAAGTAGGGTCATTCCCCTGTGTAGTCTCAGCAGGTGTTTTATTTATAAGACGACCCACTACCAACCAAGAAGGAGAAGAAGATGACGAGATTTGATGGAGGCAACGGCGACGAAGAGGAAGAAGGTGGAGACACCGAACCTACCGAACCTACCGAGCCAACAGAGCCCACAGAACCGAGTGAGCCAAGTGAACCTTCTGAGCCTAATGAACCAGGTGAACCAACAGAGCCCCAAGGGGGCGAAGGAGGTGGAGACACTGGCGGGGGTGACGACTCCGCTGAATAAGTAATTCCCCGTCACCGGGGAAGCAAGCGAAGCAGTTGGAGGGTGGTCTGCTCAGAGGCTTACGAGTATACCCCGTCCGCTCGAAAGGCGGTCCTGGGAGTGAGCACAGTCAGGGACCTGCGTACTCCAGGTCAGGTAAGACCCTTCTAACTGTTTCTATTTCATTTCCTCCTCCCTTTCCGACCAGAAAACCCACGGAATGTCTATTGCTCAGATTGTTGAGCTGGATATTGAAGTGGACTTTGAATCCACCCACCAGTATAAGTGGATAATCGGCTCCCTTAATCTTGACGACTTCGAGAAGATTAAGGAACAAGTGTGGAGTGACAAAGCTGAGGAAATGGTACTGCAAGTTGTGTGGTCCATTAAAGGGGGCAAGATGAAAATCTGCGTCTTAACAGGTAAGCGGGGTGGCTATGGCGCTATGAGGCCAATGCTCCGTTTGATGCGTGACGATCCAGATATACGCCTGCATATCCTGGCGTGTGATATGCACACTAATAAAGAGTTCGGCAGAACAATTAGTGAAATAGAAGAAGATTTTGAGTGTATCTTTCCTATCATAAGTTCAGATATAAGATTATATGGGTTAGGCGGTATAGCTACGTTAGTGGCAAGGCATCTGACGGCTCATAAAACTGACCTCCTCATGCTCTACGGCGACCGAGGTGAAAGCCTCGCAGCCGCGATGGTGGCAACTGAGATGTGTATCCCTATTGCCCACTTGCAGGGCGGCGACAATAGTGGAACGATGGATAATAGGCGGCGATATGCCCTAACTCAGCTTGCTGACATAAACTTTGTATCCAACGAGCAGGCGGAAGAATGTGTTAAGGATACAACATACCCAGGGCAAGCATCCATACACGTCGTCGGTGACAGCCACCTTGACCCTATATTCGAGAAAGATTACGACGATAAGCTGAAGATTATGCAAGACCTGGATTTGCACGACGGTCCTATAATCATAGTCCTCCACCATCCCGACCCAACTGACAAGTTCTCCGGCTACGAATATATCCACCGTATAATGGATGCTATCGACGACGTAGGTAGACAGATTGTTATGATCTATCCATGCTCAGACCCCGGGTGGGAGGGTGTCGTCGAGGCTATCAATTGGTTTAAGGGGCATGAAAATATCCAGATTCACAAAAATCTCCCTTCTCGTACATTCCTCGGTCTTATGAATATCGCAGACTGTATTGTTGGAAATAGCAGTTGTGGTATCATCGAAGCTCCATATCTTGACCTGCCCTGTGTCAATGTGGGTCATAGACAGGATGGACGGCTCCGAGGAGATAACGTAATCCAGGCAAGTCATAAGGTCAGTAATATTGGGTCAGCCTTTGCTTGGGCTATGGAAGCAAGGCCTCCCTTTGAAAAGCTCTACGGCAATGGTGCAACAGGGAAACGTATCATAAACCATCTAAAGGAATGGGCTAATTAGAGAATAAAACCCCAATTTGGGGGATTGGAACTAGGAACATGACCAAGCCTGATATTCTGTACTACGAGTGCCTCCATTACCAGGAGGAAAACTTAGAGCTTCTCAAAAATCTGTTCACAGTACATACTATTACAGACCCGAGGTATGAGGAAACCTTCTCTCAGACGATGAAGGATAGGATCAGGTGCATTTTCCTTCCTCATGGCTTCAAGTTTGGGATGCACCAACTAGGTAAGTTCCCAAAACTAAAGATAATAGCTTCTAATACAACGACTAAGCCAAAGGTAGAGCTGTCTGGAATGTCAGCAACGAATGTTAAAAAGACTCACAAAATACATATCTTATATCTTGAGGACAGAGTATTCCTTAATAATATAACCTGCACGGCAGAACATGCCCTTGGCTTAATGCACTCAGTTCATAGACAAATTCCCTTTGCTAACGTATTCCAAGCCAATGGAGAATGGGACCGCTATCAATGGGGCGCACCTAAGATGCTCTCCAATATGAACGCTGTTATATGGGGCCTTGGACGTGTTGGGAAACATTTAGTTGTCCGCGCCCGACCACTATTCAATACTATATCAACTATCGAAGAAGCAAATGGAGAGAAATTTATCAATGGTAAGTTATCACACGCAGACGTCTTATTCCTTACAATGTCACCTGTGGGTACTCAACCAGTTGTGTCGCATAGCAAACTGGATTTGCTCCCTCAAGATGCAATGGTTATCAACGTTGCTAGGGGGGAGGTTCTCGACCACG